CGATGGTTTTTATAACAAATCATTTGTTTGATATTTATTCAGATAATATTAATTCATCTTATGGTAGTCAAAAAAAGGTTGCAGAGAAAATAAAAAAAGATATAGAAGATATAAACAAAAGAATGTCGAGTATGTTTAATATAGAATAAAACCATGATTTTATAGGAGGTAGTTATGGCTAAAATGAAATGCGATACTTGCAGATATTGCTTGGAAAAAGAAGAGCTTTACTACGACCTGTTTTGTTTTAAGGGTCATTGGAATGGAGATGACGGTGATAATACGGAAGATTTTTATATAGACATTTGGGACAATTGTGAAGATTATAAAGAGAGGGAATGATAATTATGAAGATAGAAGTGCCTATAAGTAAAGATAGTGAGGAATATATAAGCAAAGTATTTTCAGCATACGAAGAAGTAGATGAACCTATAACAGAGATAAATAGAAAGTGTGTGTTGCACTTATATCCCAAAGAAGATACTATGATAGAGGGTGAAGATAATTTAAAAGGATTTATAGATTCGATGTTGTGTGAGTTGCACGTTTATGATGTTGGGAATGGTAAGGTATACAAACATAGATATTGTGATGGTCTTTTTATAAATGGCGTGTTGAGTCAATCAACAAGGATATTTAAAGATTTAAGTACAATGGTAATTATATCAGAGCCAGTAGATATATCTTATTATACAGCAGTCGAAGTTGAAAGTCCGAATTATTTAGACATGGTATTTGGGGAATACGAATAAAATACCATGAAAGGAGTGATTAAATGAATAATATAGAATTTAGAGCTTGGATAAAATCTTATAAAATGATAGTAGAAGTCCAAAGAATTAATTTTGATGTGCAAACCATAGAGGTTAAGATTGGCGAAGGTGATTTATACGAATTTAGTTTTAAAGAAGTTGAACTAATGCAATATATAGGGTTAAAAGATGCTAACGATGAAAAAATTTATAAAAGTGATATAATATCTACATATGATTTTGCACACGAACGAACTGGCGGCAGAGCAGGAGATAAAGAAATTATAGGCGAAGTTGATTTTAAATATGGGGAATGGATATTAATAGAAATTTCAACAGGTAAAGAATATAATTTTTTTACATTATATATGAATGATATGGAATTAGAAATTATGGGGAACACCTATAACAATCCAGAACTATTAGGGGAATTATAATGAAGGTTATATGCATCACAAATAAAGATGGAAGTTTTACTAAAGGAAAAGAATATGATATTGTTTGGAATTCGTATAAAATAAAAGATAATAGTATAGGCGACATAAAAATATTGGATAATGATGGTGACCCATATACCATGAGTTATGATGAGTTACCTAATTACAAGTTTAATATAGTAAATGAGAAATAATATTTGATGAATACAAATAAAACAGATATTTTATAGGAGGATAAAATGAGTAAGAGTAGATTAATATTTTCATTTGTGTTAAATACACTTTTGATAATAATTTTTTCGCAATATATTTATGGAATGATATTTAATAATACAATGCCTAGCAAATTATTTATAATAATTGTGTTTACAATATATTCTATAAATATTTTATTAGATATATTAAAGGACTGGAAAATATATAAATGTAACAAATAAAATCAATGTTTTATAGGGAGGATTAAATGAGTTATTTGTTAAAAAGGTTAGAATTTGAAGAGGTTGGCAAAGAAATAGAAAAAAATATAAAAAAATACTTAGATAAGAAAAATTTAAAATCGTGGTTCGACAATATATATGTAGATGTGTTCAATGGTACTGCTAAATTTTATATATCAACTGCATATCAGTATACTTCTATTATAAAAATAGACCTTGGCTCTGGTTCGTTAAGCATAGAAGGAAGCGATAGACCTATAAGTATAGCTATTATATCAGAGTCTATTAAAATAGTTAAGAAATTTATTTATGAGGAGGATATAAATGAGTAGAATAGATATAATGGTAGATTTAGAAACACTTGGGAGAACAGGCGAGTATACAGTGTTCCAAATTGGAGCGGTTGCATTTGATATTGAGACAGGTGAAGTCAAAAATGAATTTGATATGACAGCCGACATAGAATTAAATGAATTTTGTTCTGATAAAGATTTTAAAGTTGAGCCAGAAACTTTAATGTGGTGGCTAAAAACCGATAAAGAATTGCTTTATAAATTATTATCAGAAAACGATGGCTGTAGTTCTTATGAAATATTCCAAGAATTTGATAGTTGGATATACGATTTAAACAATATGTATAACGAAGTTTATTTATGGGGTAATGGTATATTATTTGACAATAAAATAATAAAAGAAAAAATGGATTATTACGGTATAGAATATCCTATATCTTATAAAAATGATAGAGATTTAAGAACCATTGTTGACCTGGCAACAAATATTTTGGGTATAGCAGAAAAAGAACTCAAAGAAAAATTTGATGATGATTCTTTAACAAAACATAATGGTTTGGACGACTGTAAATATCAAGTAAAATTATTAGTTTACTGTTGGAATTTATTAACAAAAAGGGTGCGATAATATGAGATATAAAGTAGGCGACAAGGTTTATTTAAAAGATGGTATAAAATTAAACAAATATTATGGTGATTACTTAATAACCGAGGAAGGTTTAAAATATACTGAAATAGCTTTAAAAATAACAGATGTGTTTCCACATTCAGTAGGTTATAAAGTGGATAATGCGCTTTTAATTGATGAAGAAATGATAGACCATGAGAAAACATCACGGTTATCGTCCGAAAAAACGGACGAAAAACAGAACGAAAAGATAGAATGGAGTTTGACAATGTGTGGTAAATTAGAAGAATTTCATTATAAATTTGATAGCTTAGAAGAGGTGTTAGGATTTATTAGAAATAACGAAGCCCACACTGATAGCGTTGAAGATTATGTAATAGGAATGGGACGGAAATGAAATGTATATTAGACAAATGTCCTATTTATTATAATAATGGCACAAGAGCTTCTTGCGATATAACATTCTTTTGTGATAAAGATACTGATTGTCCTGTTGAAAGTCAAATAAAAAATCTTAAAAAAGATTTAAAGAATTTAGAAAGATTAAGAGATGCAATAAAAAAGAACAAATAAAATATAGATTTTAAAGGATGGTTTTATGAATAAGGATAAATCTCGCAAAGTAAGAGATAAACACGCTGAACTCGGTAGAGCTTTTGAATGGGCGCTGGACGAAGGATTTGAGTTAATTTTTAGGAATTATGATTATAACTTAGATAAAATGGTAGATGTTGAAGTTATAAAGACAAAAGAAAAGCTACTTGAAATATATAGGAGTTAAAAAGGAGATAATATGCCTACAATTGAAGATAAAACTGAAAAAATAAACGAATATATAGATATTCAAAAAAGAATTGGTAATATATCGGCTAGTAATATATCAGACGGATATCATACATTTGGCGAATTATATGAGCATAGGGCAAAATTATTTGCAGTAATATGCAATCTGAATAAGCACTTGGCTTGGAAAAGTGAAAGGCATTATGATGGTAGTATGTTTGAAGATATGTTCATAGTTGGAATAGACACACCAGAAGGTCAATATTCATATCACTATAACACAAGCAGATGTTGGGGTTTATTTGATGTAAAAATTTTAGCAAATGCACCAAAGTGGGACGGACATTTGCCAAGTGATATTGATAGATTATTTAGTTTGAAATAGAATAAAACTGCATTTTAAGGAGGTTATATGGATACTAAAGAATTAGAATTAGGATATATAAATTCTTTGATTGATGGGATAGAGAAATATGAATTTACTATTAAAAAATTATTAGAAGATAAACAGGAATCAAAAGATTATTATAAAATAAAAAGATTTTTAAATAAAAATGATTTTGACCTTTCTATGGAAGATATATTTAATCATTGGGTTAGTGGTGCATTAAATGGCAACTATGTTTCTTTTAGCACTAGAATAATATTAAAAGAATGTTCAGATGAGATTAGAAGATTATACAACGCAGGATATAGAGAATAAACAAATAAAACGTGGATTTTATTGGGTGGTGAAAAGATGGAAAATATGGTTTTTATCAAAATGAAAGAATTTAACTCATTAAATCAGGTTTATGACGCATATGTAGATATTATGGGCTCTATAAACCTTGAAAAATCAACGGTTACAATAGATAAAGAAAAATTCTTAAATTTTATAAATAAGACTAAACATAAACATAAAGAAGAAATTATAGAAATTAAAATACAATAAAAGAGTTATTTTATTGGGTAGCAAAAAGGAGTAAAAAATGGAAGAATTAGATATATATAGAATATTTAACACAAAAACAAAAGAATTTGTCTATTCTTATACTAATTATGATTTAAACATAGAAGATGAGCCTGCAATATTTGAAACAAGAGATGAGGCTCAAAAAGTTTGTGATGATTTTAATAAGATAGAAAATATTTATAGAGTTTATTGAGGAGGCAAAATGAGCAAAATTATATATATAGGGTGGCAACCTGAAATTGGAGATAAATATTACTTTCCAGACTATGCACACCCAACTGCGGTAAGTTATTCGCATTGGGAAAATCACGAATATGATATAAATACGAAAAATAATGTAGGAGTTTTTAGAACTTTAAAAGAGGCTCAAATTAAAGCAAAGGAATTGGGGTGGTTAGAATAAAATACAAATTCTATTTGAAAGGAGATTTGATATGAATAAACAAGAGCAAAAATCAACAGGTGTAAGCATTGGATTTACAGGACTATTACAATTATTGTTTATAGCGCTGAAGCTATTAGGCAAAATTGAATGGAGTTGGCTATGGGTATTAGCACCAACTTGGATAACGGCTATAATAGTTTTATTAGTTATATTAATCATTTTAAAAGCATATAAGTAGGTGATAATATGAATAAGTTTTTAGATGATGTGTTGCTAGAGTGTGGCGAAGGCTGGTATGATTTAATAAGCGAATGGGCTGATGAAGTAGAAAAATTCTACAAAGACAATAATGTAGAAATATCATCTTTAGATATTCTGCAAATTAAAGAAAAGTATGGTGGTTTAAGAATATATCTAGGGTTTGATTTTGAAAGTGAATTTGATTTAAATGCTAAAATATTTGAGATTACTGATAAATACGAGGAAAAAAGCTATCATGTTTGTGAAATGTGTGGCAAAGCAGGACATTTGTCACAAAAGGGTGGCATATTTAAAACATTATGTGATGAACATAGAGATGATTTTGGTTTTATAAAATTAGACGATAAGGAGAGAGAATAATGGGTACGATGAACGAGTTTAAACTAGATAATGTATATATTTCTTATAATGGAAAAGATGAAGAGGCGGTTTGTAATGTAGGTATTGATTGGGGTAATTTATCAGATTGTACTATAGAAATAAAGTCGCCAAAAAAGAACAAAGCAATTTACAAAAAAGAAATGTTGAAGCGTATGGGTGTTGATAGAGTTATAGTAAATAATAAGGCTGTAATCGTATTTTTAACTAATGGCGACAAAGGCGTTGCAGTATGTGATGAAAATGATTATTTTGACCCTATGGTTGGGTTTAGCGTTGCATATGCAATAGCAGTAGGAACAAAAGGAAATAAAACACAATTTAAAAAGAATTTGAAAAAAGTATTGTAGGTGGTAATATGAGACAGAAAATCTTTGATTTATGTGAGGTGAATAATTTTAAATGTGAAGATTTTTTTGGCAAGATAAAGATAGTCAAAACACCTATCATTGAAGAATTTTTTGTTGAAGTATCCGATAAAAAGTTGATTTTATATCATTTCAATTATAACCAAGAGAAACAAACATATCATGGGGAGGGCACTTTTCGCTCTCCCGAAAGTGTTATTGGATATATTAAAAGACATAAAAACATATATGATAGGTGTAATATAGATAAGTAGGTGATATATTTGAAAGAGATAGAATTTAATGATACAAATGAGGCATTTTATCAAAAATGTGGAATTAAAGAGCAGAAAAAATATTGCATAGGAGTAAAAAATATTTATGGATTTTTAAACTTTGAACAAACAAATCATTTAGATGTATTTGTTGAATTTTATAAAAACATACAAGGTGCTTATAAATTTGACAAATTTTCTCAAGCGGAAAAGGTTATAAAAGAATTAAAAGGGTTAATAGAAACTGATTTTGACTTATATTCAGATAAAGATTTAAAAAAAATAGAATATGAGATATTTGAAGTACATATAAGATATAATTATAAAAAAGTAGGTGATTAGATGAACTGGAATCCAGTATTAAAATTGTTTAAAGAAATAAAAAATGCGGTTAAATCGACTGGATTTGATATGGAGTATAAAAATTATAATGTATATAATAGTGAATCGGGAACTTTTAAAAATTTAACTTGTTTTGAGTTTTGGGTAGAATTTTCTGGCAAAAAGGAATGGTTAGACTTTATATCCCCACTGCAATTTAACCAAAAAGATAATTTATTACTTATAAGATACGGTAAAACAGATTTAGATGGATTAGTTGGAATGTGGGAAGATAAAAATTCTATATATAGAGAATGTAGAAGTCTTGTTATAGATATGGATAAAGAAAAAATTGTACTATGTCCTTTTAGAAAATTTTTTAATCTTAATGAAGTTCCAGAGAATGATGAAAGAATAATAGGCGATAAAATAAACAAATCAATTATATTTGAAATAAGTAACAAACTTGATGGTTCTATGCAAAGTGCTAGATATTATGATGGCGAAATAATTATGGCTGGCTCTATGGCTATTGATAAAGAAAATTCTTGGCGATTACAAGATGGATACGATTTATTGACTGATAAGCATATAGAAATGTTTAAAGATTTGGCAGATTTTACTTTTATATTTGAATATGTTGGCAAACAAAATCCTCATGTTGTTAATTATAAATTTGATAAATATTTGATTTTAATTGGAATGAGGAATGTTAAAAATGGCAAAGAAATGGATTATGATATCGTTCAAATTATTGGTAAAAGATATGGTGTAAAAACTGTTAAAATAGAAAATTTAACTTTTGATGAATTGTTATATAAAACAAAAAATTTAAAAGCTAACGAAAAAGAGGGTTGGGTTTTAAATATAGATGGTTATAAAGTTAAAATTAAATGTGATGACTATGTTTCATTACATAGAATTTTGGATAGACTTGCATCCATAAACGTTATAATAGAAGCTATAGCGGAAGATAAATATGATGATTTAATATCTAAAGTGCCTGATGGATATGCAAAAAGAATTAATAAAATAGCGACGCTTATTTATGAATATCAGAATAAAGTGATAGATAAAGTTAATAAATATTTTAACAAAGCGCCAAAGAATAGTAGAAAAGATTTTATGATTTGGACTGACAAAAATGTTGAGAAAGAATTTAATGGATATGTAAAATTAAAATACTTAAACAAAGAATGGCATCCTTTAAAAAAGGGCGGCGGTGCATATAAAAAATTTAAAGATATGTATAATGAGCCTATAGAATATTATTTAGGAGATGATTATGAGTAAAGAAAAAATAATGAATAGACTTAGTGAACACTATAAGGCAATAGAATCAGAAAAATATGATATACTTGGTGTATTTTTATATGGTTCGCAAAATTATGATTTGGCATATGAAGGTAGCGACATAGATAGCAAAGCAATTATAATACCAAATTTTGAAAGCTTTGTTACAAATAAGAAACCCGTAAGCAAAACTCATGAAATGCCAAATGATGAACATGTAGATGTAAAAGATATAAGGTTAATGTTTAATAATTTTCTAAAGCAAAATATTAACTTTGTAGAAATGTTATTCACCGATTATATGATAATAAATCCAAAATATGAACATGTATTCAATTACATTTTAGGCGAAAATGAACGCATAGCAAGATATAATATATATAAAACTTTAAATTGTATATCAGGAATGAGTATGCAAAAATTAAAAGCCTTAGAACATCCATACCCAACTATAAAAGAGAAAATTGACAAGTATGGATATGACCCCTAAACAGTTACATCATATTATAAGATTGAATGAATTTATAAAAAAATATGTAGATGGATATAAATATAAAGATTGCTTAAAATCTAGTATGAAAGATTATTTAATATCAGTTAAAAAGAGTAATTATTACAATTTAGAACAAGCTAGACATTTAGCAAAGACTATCGACAAAGAAACAAAGTTTATAAAAGACAATTATTTAAAAAACAATGAATTAATTGTCGACAAAGAAATAGAAGAGCTTTTTAATAATACAATAGTTAGAGCTTTTAAAATAAAATTTAAAGAGGAGTTGAAATATGAATGGTAAACCAAATTTATATATGACAATAGGATTATCTGGCTCAGGGAAGTCTACTATAGCCAGAGGAGCTAAAAATGCTATCATATTATCCTCTGATTTAATAAGAAAAGAATTGTTTGATGATGTAAATTATCAAGGTGATAATGAAAGGGTTTTTAATTTACTTCACAAAAGGCTAAAAGAACACTTATTAAATGGTAAAAATGTTGTATATGATGCCACTAATTTATCTTATAAAAGACGTAGACATTTATTACAACATCATTTAAGAGGAGTTGATTTTACAGCTACAGCGTGGGTAATAGCAGCCACACCTAGTAAATGTATTGAAAATGACTCTATGCGTCCTAGGACGGTTGGCAGAGATGTTATATTAAAGCAGTTGAAATCATTTCAATTTCCTTTATATCAAGAAGGATTTGATAATATTAAAGTTATAATGACAAGCCAAAATTATGCTTTAAATACTGAGTTTTTGCCTTCATTAAAATCTTTAGATAATTACAATCAAGACAATGAAAACCACAGATATACTTTAGGCGAGCATTTAAAAAAGACTTCATGGTATTTATTAAGATTGTATGGCGATAAGCATTATTTAGAGGTTGCTGGAAGATTACATGATATAGGTAAGCCTATTGTGAAAACATTTAAAAATAAACGTGGGAAAATAGATAAAAATGCACATTATTATAACCACCAAAATGTATCAGCATATTTAGCGATGTTTTATATGCCAAGCTTTATTAGAGACTTGACGCATAGAGAGGAAAATTTAGTATATCAGCTAATAACATGGCACATGAATCCATATTTCATCGAAAAAGAAAAGACTAAGCAAAAATATCTTAAATTTCTAGGTGAAGATTTTTATGGTGATTTGATAAAGCTACATAAAGCAGATAAATTTGCGCATTAGGAGGTAATTATGAGCGGTAAATTAGATTTTGATACAATAGAGATAATTTCAATAGAAGCTTATCACAACGACGAATATCAAGGATTAGAAATAGTATGGACTTGTAATTTTGGCTTTGGAACATTCCAATATGACATAGCGGATAATAAATTTGAAATTGTAGATGATGAATATATGGGACTAGACTTCGCTCAGGCTGTCCTTGATAGAGCTTTAAAAGTAAGTGAGTAATGTAACATTAAATTTAACAATGTAACATTGGCTCTGTTACATTTAAAGTCAAGTATGTTACATTAAAATGAATATTTTATAGGGAGGTGCAATTTGAAGACAATTATAATAGTTACAATAATAATAGGCTTTGCAAATATATTATTAGCTTGGTTTATGCATCGAGCTATTGATTCACTAGGGTATAAATTCGTAAAAGGAACTAGAGAAGAAATAACAGCACAAAGAGTTAAAAGTTATATATTAACATTCGTTCCAATAATAAATATAATAATTTTTATAGCATTTTTGATTATTCCATTAGAAGATTTTATAGATAAAATGCTAGATAGTGGAATATTGGTATATAAAGATAAATAAAATGATAATTTTATTGCAAAAAACCCTTGACAAAATAGGAGTTATGTGATATAATAGTATTAGGTCATCAGGGTAGACCAAAAAGAGCTGACTACTCTTTCGGTAGGAATTTGAATTTCTGTAGATGGTAGGAGCTACAGATAAAATAGTGATTTTATTGGATTAAATATAATTAAATAGCCGATTAATTTCGGCAAAATATTAGGCTGACTTGACAGCCTTAAATCGAGACAGTTTTAGTAACACTCGATAAGGTAATTGGCATTAAGTCATTGAAATTGCTAACACAAAGACCGTTAGCAAAACTTACGAAAAAGAGCTGTTATATCTCGAACGCACGTGTAAGTTGCAAGGATTTCGTGGAATTATGGGAAACCAATCAAATATGTTATATCTCGAACGCACGTGTAAGTTGCAAGGTTTAAGGTTCAAAGTGGGTATCGGAACGTTAATGTTAAATCTCACGTGCAAGTCTAAGTTGCAAGGGGCGCGGCGATTCCTCAATAATTGAGGTTCTAGATGAGGACGGGCGACAAGTTGCAAGAGAGAATTACTAATTGAATTTATATTATACTTTAAAGGAGACGAAATATTGATAAAGATAATGAAATATCAGATAATTAAACCATTAGATATAGATTGGAATTTATTTAGCGACATTTTATATAATTTACAAAATGAAACTAGAAATATTAAAAATAAAACATCTCAACTTTGTTGGGAATATATGGGATTTTCCTCGGAATACAAAGAAAAAAATGGGGAATATCCAAAAGATAGAGAAATTTTAAATCAAGCAAGTATAAAAAATTATGCATATAATAAATTAAAGCATAAATATAATAAAGGCAATTCAAACAATAGAGACACATCAATAAAAGATACTACGGATAAATGGAGGTCGGATAAAGCCGATATTTTAAGAGGTAATAAATTGCCACCAATATATAAAAAAAATATTCCTATTGATTTAAAAAATAACTCTATTAGAATTATAAAAGATAATGGCGAATATTACTTTGACATAAGTCTTTTATCAAATAAATACAAAAAAGAATTAGGTTTAAAAAGCGGAAGAATATCAGTATTAATAAATGCAAGAGATAAAACTCAAAAAACTATATTGGATAGAATATTATCAGGTGAATATACAATATCAGCGTCTAAAATTAAGAGAATACAAAAAGGCAAGTCTAAATGGATGGTATATTTGGCATATAAATTTGAACCTAAAAAAGAAGAGCTTGATAAGAATAATATTATGGGCATAGATTTAGGCATCATAAATTCTGTATATATGGCTTTTAATAACTCTTATAATAGATATAAAATAGAAGGTGGTGAGATAGAACATTTTAAAAAACAGGTTGAAAGTCGTAAAAATCAACTATATAGACAGGGAAAATATTGTGGAGAAGGTAGAATTGGGCATGGAATAAAAACTAGAATAAAGCCAATTAAAAATATAAAAAATAAAATTGCTAATTTTAGAGATACTACCAATCATAAATATAGTAGATATATTGTCGATATGGCTATAAAACATAAGTGTGGTACGATACAAATGGAAGATTTATCAGGCATAAACAAGGATAATATTTTCCTTAAAAATTGGAGTTATTATGACTTACAAGAAAAAATAAAATATAAAGCAGAGGAGGTTGGCATAAAAGTAATAAAAATTAGTCCTAAATATACAAGTCAAAGATGTAGCAAGTGTGGACATATCCACAAAGAGAACAGAGAGTCTCAATCAAAATTTGTATGTCAAGAATGTGGTTTTACTACAAACGCAGATTATAATGCCGCTAAAAATATAGCAACACAAGATATAGAAGATATAATTAAAGAAGAAATAAAACAGTAATTTTATTGCATAAGGAGTGGTTATTTGGGCAGAAGAAAAACACATGAGGAATTTGTTGAAGAATTAAAGAAGGTGCAGCCTGATTTAGAGGTTTTGGGCAAATATATTAATAGCATTACAAAAATAAAAGTAAAAGATAAATATGGTGGATTATTAGCAACACCCTATTTATTATTACAAAATAAAACCCCTACAATACAATCAGCTATTGATAAAAATAAATATTTTATAAATCAAGCAAAAGAAATACATGGTGATAAATATGATTATTCTAAAGTTGAATATATAAATCTTACAACGCCAATAGATATAATTTGTACAAAGCATGGAAATTTTTCGCAAATACCAAGAAATCATTTGTATAATAATGCAGGTTGTCCTAGTTGCGGTATAAATAAACGTATAAAAAAGAGAACATATAGTTTAAAAACTTTTATAAAAAAATCTAATGAAGTTCATGGTGATAAATATGATTATTCTAAAATAAAATATAAAAATTCTCAAAGTAAAATTAAGATAATTTGTAAAAAACATGGTGCATTTACACAAACGCCATCCTCTCATTTATCAGGCAAAGGTTGTCCTAAATGCGCAATTGAAAACCTAAAGAAAGACCAATTACAATTTATAAAACAGTCTAATGAAATACATGATAATAAATTTGATTATTCAAAGGTGAATTATAGAACAAACAGGACTAAAGTCTGTATTATTTGCCCAGAACATGGCGAGTTTTGGCAAACACCCACAAGCCATTTAAACAGCATTCATGGTTGCCCAGAATGTGCGATAGCAGAGGGTCATAGAAAGTTAGGGTTTTCTAAAAGAAAAACGTTAGAACAATTTGTAAAACAGTCTAATAAAATACATGATAATAAATATAATTATTCTAAGACTAATTATAAAAATTTTTTAACTAAAGTTTGCATTATTTGCCCAGAACATGGAGAATTTTGGCAAAGACCAAGCAATCATTTACAGGGTAACGGTTGCCCTAAATGTAATTCATCAAAAGGTGAATTAAAAATTGAAAAATGGCTCAAAAATAATAATATAGAATATAAAAGACAAAAAAAATTTAAAAAATGTAAATTGAAAAGAATGCTGCCATTTGACTTTTATTTATTAAAACAAAATATTTGTATAGAATATGATGGGAGACAACATTATAAGCCAATAGATTTTGCGGGCGAGGGTGCAAAGTGGGCAGAAGAAAACCTTAAACAACAACAACAAAACGACCAAGTCAAAAATGATTACTGCAAAGAAAATAACATTAAATTAATCAGGATTCCATACTGGGATTTTGATAATATAGAAGAAATTTTAGAGAAAGAAATTTTAAAATAAAACAGCGATTTTATTGTAAAAAATATCAAAAAAGACTTGACAAATCTTTGATTATGTGGTATAATATATAGAGAAGGTTAAATAATAAATCAAATAAGGAGAGATAATATGAAAAAAGAAACTATGAGTGTTCACAGAGCATTGGCGGAACTTAAATTAATAGACAATAAAATAAGCACTGAAATTAACAAAGCTAAATTTGCAGGCGTAAAAAGAAAGGCTAGCGATAGTATAAACTCAATGTCAGTAAAAGACTTTAAGCAAAAATCATTGTCTAGTTTACAGGCAATTAAAGATTTAATAAAGAGAAGAGATGCAATTAAATCAGCTGTAGTATTATCAAATGCTACTACAAAAGTTAAAGTTGGTGATAAAGAATTTACGGTCGCAGAAGCAATAGATAAGAAGAATACAATAGAAAATACTGTAGATTTAATTAGCGAATTGAAAAGGGCTTATAATCAAAACCATTTAGTAGTAGAAAATTTTAATGAACAATTAAATGATGAGGCTTTAAATTATTTTAAGCAAATAACTGAGAATAAAGACAAACTTAATGACAACGCATTTAAAGCATTAGTTGGAGCTTATAAAGAAGAAAGAGAAAAAGAAGTTGTCGCTGGATTTGACGTTTTAAAAGAGCAGGAAGAACTAGCAGATGAACTTAATGAATTTTTAACTAACGTTGATTATATATTGAGTGAGAGCAATACAGAAACAAAAATTACAATAGAATACTAAATTAAGAGATTAATTCCATTATTATCGAAAACTTTAAGTCAATAATCCATCTGATTTTTAGTTGGCTTTTTACAGATGAAATAAATTAAAAAGCTGACACATTCAAATAACAGGATATGTTATTAATTCTTTGATGAAAGAATTACAGGCTCTCGTGTAGAGGGTGAATAAAAGCTCAAAGGTTAAATAATAAAGTTTAAATTATAAAGACTAAAGTTTAAATTGTCTAAAGTTTAGATAATAAAGTTTAAAAAATAAAGTTATATAAAAATCCTAGATTAAAGGTTTGGCGTGGTTATTTTGGTCATAAAGTAAACCTCTAGGCTGGTAATAATGGAATTTTTATAAATAAAATCTCTCTTTTATGGGGGTGAAATGGTGTCGACTGTCTTAAAAGCCGAAGTGCAATAGATAGGACTCTCGTTCAATTCGAGACACCTCCATCAATCGTGTTTACAACTACCACCTCCTGAGCAAGAGGATAAACTACTTGCCAGAGGGAGAGTTCCTGCCCTCGCGCAAAAGTGGAAGGTTTAATATGTGTCGCTCCCCAGTATGCGACTAATAAAAGGCTGGGTTCAAAGAGTACGCTGCTAAAGTGCGAACGAAAACTGGCTGTTGAAGCATAAGTGAATGGCGTTAAGTTCATGTGGAGGTCTCACGTTGGTTTGGCTGTTGAACCAACAACGCTTAATACAAAGAAAAATAGTCTGTGGATTCACAATTCACGCAAGACATATGGGCTTGCAACCGTCCTGAGTATGACAAAAAACTGCTCTTTATGTAGAGGTTTTGCGGTAACCTACCAAAAACCGCTTTTAATCTCATATAATCTGAAAAACAGATTGAGATTGGGTCGCGAGAAGAAATTCTCCCGAATCCATTATAAAACTTTGGTGGCGGAATATGTAGACGCACTACGAGGGTGAGTAGGTAAAACTACAATCGGTATTGCCTCACCGGAAGCTAAATGTCCCAAGGGTGGTCAAAGGGCTTTGACTATGTAGGGTGAAAATCCCTACCACAAGGTTTTATAAAATAGAATAATTGTTTTATTGGAAGGAGTGATTAATATAATAGTATTAATAGGTCATTCAGCAAGTGGCAAAAGTACCATTGAAAACAAATTAATAGAAAGGGGATATAAAAAAATTGTATCATATACTACAAGACCGCCAAGAAAAGGTGAAATTGACGGTATAGATTACCATTTTATCACTGAGGCTGATTTTAAAGCTATGAAAATAAGTAATAAATTAGCTGAAAGTGTTCAATATAGAGATTGGCATTACGGAATAGCAAAAGAAGATTGTTTGGATGATAGAGTTGTTATTGTCGAACCTTCTGGCATGAGAGATTTGAAACAAATTGACGGACTAAATATAGTCTCTTTTTTTATTAATAGTCCAGAACGTGAGAGATTAATCAGAATGGCGAAACGTGGCGATGAAATTATGGAAATATTTAGAAGAATAATATCTGATAGTGGCACTTTTAAAAACGTTGAAAAAGAAGTTGACTTTGTTATTAATAATCAAGACTTAGATAAGGCAGTTGACGAGATAATAGAAAAAATAGAGAAAGGTTGAATATGCTTATAAGAATACTAATATCATTATATATATCGTCTATATTATTTTACTTTTTATCATATGCGATATTAACTATAAAAACTCATAAATATCTATTATCGTTGGGGTACAAGAAAAATAACGAGGATATGACCACAATAACCTCTTTAATAAGGTCTATTTTTGTGACTATAATTATAAGTATTATTCCATTCTTAAATGTTATTGTAGGATATGGATTTATTATGCACGAAACTCTTATACATGAAAACGCAATAATAAAAGTAGAATATGGACTATATATTAAAGATAATACTTGACAAATATCATATTTTGTGGTATAATATATAATATAAATTAAAAGGAGGAAGCAAATTTATGGCAGAATTAAAACAAACAAAGGGTTTTGCTAATTTCAAAGGAATTATAGGTGGCTTAGATGCCATCAAAAAAGGCAAAGCGAAAGAATTTCAGTATAGGGATGACGAAAAATTAAAGAAGATGCAGTTTTCCATTAAAACGTCTGATGATAACATGCATTATGTTCAACTTATACAGTTTAAAATGGGTAAATCAAGAGATAGTGTTTGGATATCGAGAAAAGATGACGAAACAGGTAATTTTGAAACACAAGAAATTCCTTGGGAAAAGAGAAATGACCCGTTGACCGATGGTTGGAGAATAATTGGTGTTAGTATAAAAGCAACGGGCGACGAAAATGCGAAATCTATGGTTGCTGAAGATGCAATAGAATACATTAAAGACAATTTTAATGATGGCGACACCGTGTTTATAGGCGCGGACTTATCTCACTCAGATTGGAAAGATAGTGTGTATCATAATTATGACATCAAAAGAATGTATATAGCAAAAGAAGATATTGACTTTGAAGATGAAGAATTTGAAGAAACGGCAGATTTCAATGAACAAATTATATTTGATAGTATAGCAGTTGTAGAAGGTGAAGGATTTTTGAAAGGATATACTGTTGATTATAAAAAAGATAAGACAGAAGTTCAATATGTAGTTAGAGATAAAGATGTTTTAAATTATTTTAAAGAAACTGCTAAATTTGGAGATTTAGTTACCGTCGAAGGCATAGTAAATAATAGGGTTGTTTACAAGTATAGAGACGCAAAAGAAGATGAAGAGTCTGACGGTGTACTTGTGGGCAGACAAACAAAATCTTCTAAAAGAAATAGCCAAATAAGAGAAGTTGAATACGAAGATAAGACATTGGAAATAATTGGAGTTTCTAAAAATGTAGAAGGTGCATATGACGAAAAAGATTTGGAAATTGTTGACATAGGAGATTCTTCGGATATTCCATTTTAGCACTATTAATTGATATTTATAATATAAAGGAGGAATATAATGGCATTAGGACAAACACACAGAGTTAGTATAAAATTAGAAGATTATTTGCACCTTATAATAGGTGATAAAAAAATCGGTAAATCCACACTTGTTGCCGACATAGCAGAAGAATTATATGGTGGAATTGATAAACTTTTAATGTTGTCTATAAAAAATGAAAAAGCTTATGAGGCAATAGATGGAGCTGTTTATGAAGAGCCGCAAAGTTGGGGTGAAGTTATGTCTATTGTGGATGAATTTGTCAAAGGTGAACATGATTTTAAAATGATTTCTTTTGATACAATAGATGAGCTAATAGATTTGGCTGTACAAGAGGTTATAAGATTACACACAAAAGAATATAAAGAAGTTCCAAAGTCGTTTAATGCATGTTTTGGAGGCTATGGTGAGCCTCGTAAAAAGCTACAATCTTTAATAAACGATTTGCTTGATAAAATTAAAGATACGGGATATGGTTATTATTTCGTAGGGCATAATAAGACAAGAACTATAAAATCTAAAGTAGATGATGATGATTATACAGTTGTAACATCTAA